CGGTGGAGAAAAACGTGTTACCTGTGTCAGTGTCCACTCGATGTGGAAGTCGATTTCGATTTCGACGACGATGAGCACTTATGGAAGTTATGTATGGAGTTTGTACCGGGTGAAGAGCGATTCCTCAAAAATAAGCTTTACTATAAGAAATTAGGCGGGCACGTGTACCCCACGTGTAAATCGTGTTTCAATCTCAAGTTGGTGTGTAATCCGTCTATTATACGAGACATAGAGGTCGGTGTGTTGAGACGTAAACGTCCCCAACCCGAAGGATACACGAAAGCCGAGCTCGGCGAGTGGGTGCACATGTGCGAACGCTTCATTCACGGACTGCGATCGTCCGACAACTTTCGTCGTGGTCGATCATGAAGGAAACCGTGCGAAAACTCGATCACATCGAACACATCCTGCTTCGACCGGACACGTACGTGGGTTCGACGTCCAAGGTCACCGAAGAGGCGTGGGTCGTGAACGCCGAGGGCACCTCCCTGGACAGACAGGTTTTGACGTACAGTCCCGCGTTGCTGAAGATCTTCGATGAGTTGCTCGTGAACGCGATCGATCGAAACGCGCTGCACCCGAAAGACGTCAACACGATCTCCGTGTCGGTCGACCACGACACGGGTGCCATCACGGTCGAGAACAACGGACCACTCGGCGGACTCGCGGTGGAGATGCACGAGGTACATGGCGTCTACAACCCAGAGTTAATTTTCGGACATTTGATGACCAGCACGAACTACGACGATTCCGTGAAGAGAATCGTCGGTGGAAGGAACGGGTACGGGGCGAAACTGTGTAACGTGTACTCGAGGCAATTTTCCATCAAAGTCAAGGATCACGTGAACAGGAAGACGTACAACCAACACTGGACCGAAAACATGAGACAATGCATGGTGCCGACCATTCGAAGCTTTTCCGGGGCGACGTCATCGGTGTCGGTCACATTCATTCCCGACTGGACTCGATTCGGGATGTCAGGTCTCGACGCGGACTTTGTGAAGATCGTGCAGAAGAGGTGTTGGGACGCCGCCGTGTGCACGACCGCCAGTTGCAAACTCAAATGGCAAGGAGAAAAGCTCGAACGTTTGAATCTGCAAAAGTATGCGGCGATGCACGGGGTCGAGAAAGTGTGCACGATGGACACGGAACGATGGTCGGTCACCGTCGGTCCGAGCGCGGACGGCTTTCAGCAGGTGAGTTTTGTGAATGGAATCTGCACCACGAACGGTGGTTCGCACGTCGACCACGTGGTCGCCGTCATCGCGCAAGGCATACTCGAAGAGATGAAAACCAAGATTCAACTCAAACCCACGCAAGTGAAGAATTGTCTGCACGTGTTCGTGCGAGCGACGTTGGAGAATCCGAGCTTCAGCAGTCAGGTGAAGAGTGAATGCACGAGCAAGGTGGCTGATTTTGGATCTCGCTTCGAGCCGACCACGAAGACTTTTTTCAAAAACGTCCTCAAGACCGGCGTCGCCGACGAGCTCACCGCGTTGTCTCGGTTCAAGGACATGAGGGCGTTACAGAAGACGGATGGGTCGGCGAAGAAGAGTCGGATATCGGGCATACCCAAACTCGACGACGCGAATCGAGCGGGCACGAAGGACTCGCACAAGTGCTGTCTCATCCTCACCGAAGGCGACTCGGCGAAGAGTTTCGCCATCGCGGGGTTGTCCGTGACCGGTCGAGATCACTACGGGGTGTTCCCTCTGCGAGGTAAGTTCAGAAACGTTCGCGACGCGTCCGTGTCCATGCTCGAGAAAAACGAAGAGTTTGCGTGCATCAAGAAAATAGTCGGTCTGCAGCAGGGGAAGGTGTACACGGATCTTCGAGATCTGCGGTACGGACGACTGTTGATTCTCACCGACGCCGATCACGACGGATCACACATCAAAGCACTGTTGGTGAACATGATCGAGTGCTACTGGCCATCGCTGTTGAAATTGGGATTCGTGTGGAGCATGGTGACGCCGATCAAAAAAGCGTGGAAGGGGAAAGACATCAAGACGTTCTTCAACGAGATCACGTATCAAGACTGGGAGAAGACCAAGACCGGTCAGTGGAACATAAAGCATTACAAGGGCTTGGGGACGTCGTCCACCCAAGAGGCGAAGGAATACTTTCGAGAGATTGATCGACTGTCGATCCGATTCAACTTTGACGCCGACGCCTCGAACTCGCTCGCGCTCGCGTTCGATAAGAAATTGGCGGATCAGCGCAAGGTGTTCATCCAGGTCAACACCGCGACGCCACCGACGCCGCTCCCATACGGCAACATGCAGACGGTCGATGTCACGGAATTCATACACAGGGATTTCGTGAACTTTTCGATCGCCGACTTGAAACGATCGGTGCCGAGTCTCATGGACGGTCTCAAACCGAGTCAGCGCAAGGTGCTTCACGCGTGCTTCCTTCGAAATCTGAATTCGGACATGAAGGTGGCGCAGCTCGCGGCGTACGTATCCGAAGCCACGGCGTACCATCACGGCGAACAGTCTTTGGCGGAGACCATCGTGTCCATGGCACAGGATTACGTCGGGTCGAACAACATCAATCTCTTGATGCCGTCCGGACAATTCGGAAGCCGTCTCATGGGAGGGAAGGATGCGAGTCAGACGAGATATATCTACACCCGACTGAACCCGATGACGCGGAAGATTTTCGATAAACGCGACGACGACGTGCTCACTCCGATGTTCGACGACGGTAAATCGGTCGAGCCGGAATTCTTCGCACCCATCCTCCCGACGGTATTGGTGAACGGCGCTCGAGGCGTGGGCACGGGGTATTCGTGTGAGATCCCATCATTCGATCCAACACAAATCCGAGACAACATCCTTCGCGCGCTGAGTGGTCACTCCATCCAAGAGCTCGTTCCATTCTTTCGAGGATTCAAGGGTCGCGTGTTCAAGAGTGGAGAGCACACGTGGATGACCGAGGGAATCTGGAAAGACGGTCGGGTGTTGGAACTTCCACCGGGTGTCTGGACGCAAAAATTCAAGGAAAGTCTCGATGCGATGATCGACGATAAGACGATCACGAGTTACACCAACAACAGCTCGACCGATGACGTTCTTTTCACGATTCACGGGTACGCCGGTTCCGACCCATACACCGATTTCGGTCTTCGAAAATCCTTCGCCGTCAGCAACATGCACCTGTTCCACCCAGACACGGGAATCAAAAAGTTCGCCACACCCGAGGACATTCTGGTGGATTTCATGAAGACTCGACTTAAATTTTACAAGTCGCGCAAGGATCACATGGTGAAATCGATGCGTCGGGAGTCGCGAATGTTGGAATGCAAATCCGTCTTCATGAAGATGGTGCTCAATCGCGAGCTCGAGGTGTTGGGTCGAAAGAAGGCGCTGATCGTTCAGGATTTACAGCACCACCAATTCCCAACGGTCGACAGCTCGTACGATTACCTGATGAAGGTGACGCTGAATCAGTGCACGGAAGAAGCCGTCGTCGATCTCGTGAAATCGTCGGAGCAGATGAAGAAGGATCTGTACGCGCTGGAGAACACCGAACCCGTAGACATGTGGAAATCGGATCTTAAAAATTTGTAGCAAAAAATAATATAATACGTATATAAGAATGGGTTTTAAACTTAGTGGAACAAATATAAGAGATGCAATAAAAAAGTCGTGTACGAATAAGACAAAACTTTCTAAAGTTTTTAAAAACACGCCAGAGGCTGACTATGGACTTTATACTCCAGAGGATCCACGTAATTTGTGTACGGATGAATTACTGTCATCCGACGAAATAAAAAAACACAAAGAAAACTTTTGTAGTTTAAAACCGGGGCATCCAGTGTGTCCGACCACACCCACACCCACACCCTCACCCACACCCTCACCCAGATCGACATCTACATCCACCAAACCCTCAAGTCCGACACCAAGTTCATCTCAAAATGGTTTTGTAATGTTATTATGTTCAGGAATTACATGTCTTTCATGTATCATGATTGTAGTCATAATGGTTATGATGAACAAACGATCAAATTAAATGGATGACAGCACACTTCGGATTTTGAAAGTATGTGTATAAAAATTTGTAACGTAACACTAGGAATGAGTGGTGGCGAAGCTGCGAAAATAGCACTCAAAGCCATCGGGGCACAGGACGCGTCCCTGTTGAGCGATGAACCCACAGACTCGCTTTTCCATTACGCGGGTAAACAGCACTCCCAATTTCTAAAGTACCATCGGTCGAAGAATATCAAGAAACCCGGGACCGCACAACCCAATTGGCCGTTCGGGGATAAGACGATCGTGACGTTCGAGCCTCAGAGCATGGGTGATCTTTTATCAAACATGTGGGTGAGCTTCAAGCTACCCGCGTTACCGAACGGCAAATACTGTGATCAAATCGGACGACACATGTTTCGCAAAGTCACGATGCGCGTGGACGAACAGATTGTTGAGATTTTTCACAGCGATTGGGCCATCATCTACGACGAACTGTATCAAGAGATTTCCGAGAAAGTCGCGGCGCGATTCCTCACCAACCGATCCCTGGCGTACGACAGTTCGGAGTTGAACACGGAGATAAACTCCTACGCGACGCAGGTGATCGTGCCCTTGAATTTCTTTTTCAGTCGGCGGTACGCGAGCGACGAGCACTCGATCATCGAACCGAACCGCCCGTTCTTCCCCACGTGTGCCATACACAAACAAAAGATTGAATTCGAGTTCGAATGGTACCCACAAACCTTTTTCACGGACACCACGGGCACGGTGACCCTGTCGGAATTCGACATCATCACGGAAGAAATCACGCTCACGTCCGAGGAGCGTATGTATTTCATGCGCGAGCGCCAAACGATCGTCACGTCAGTGGCGAAGAAACATCCAGTGGTGCAGAGCGAAGTCGGAAAACCATTCGTAAAGAACGAACTCGTCCCGAACGGTCCCGTGAAAGCCATGCACTGGTTTTTTCGAAACAGTGCGTTCGAAAAAGAAAACCTCGTCAAGGAGGCGGGCGAGACCGAGGAAGGAAAGTATTACATTCACAACCGGTTCAACTTTTCGTCAAACCTCAACTACGACGAGATCTACTCGTTCTTCGCACCGATCATGGACACCGCTAAATTCTACATTCAAGGCAACGCCTTACCGAACTCGACGAGCACGAATCACCTGTTCTACAAGTGGCTCATGCCGAAGCACAAGTATCTGTCGCGTCCAATCAGGAATCTGTACACGTACGCGTTCGCGACGTACCCGAGTAATTCGCAACCGAGCGGCTATCTGGATTTTGAAAAATTGCAGGGGAGCAAAACAAAGATTGAGTGTACGTTGGAAAATTCTGCTTACATATACAGTCTACACCTGTACTACACGTCGATCGAGGTGTTTCTGTTCGAGGGTGGGAAGATGGAAATCGTCGGCGCCCGTGGCACGCGCGAGTCCCTCACAAACAAGAACATCATTCAGAAATCTATCGAGGAGATTCCGAACAACCTCGGACCCCTCAAACCTAGAAAACTAAACAAGGTTGATCATTTCTTGAACAACGTTAAGCGATTCGTCTCCATGTAATCCAAAAGTTTCGTTCGAATCACCCATCTCAAAAAGTTGAGTTGTGCCACGGTCGTGCTAATTTCCTCCCCAGTCCCAGGTACTTTATACGCAATCTTGCTACTTCTCGCGAACGGGTCGAAGAACGCCTTACTGAAACCGTCCAGACTCGACTTGTACGCCGAGTGCACGACGAATGGCTTGCCATCGATGTCGTAGTGTGTGTGATTTTTGCGCGAGTAATTCGTGATGAACCATTCGATGTTCCGAAGGCTGATGTGACTCTTCTTTTGGAGGATCGAAAGCAGCTTTTCGCGATGTATCGGGTTCGAATAGAACTGGTCGATGCTGGTCAACAAAATGTCAGATTTACTCATGTTACTTACAAATCTAACGTCTTAAAACTTTAATAGGGGGATCGGTGATATCTTTCACCGCGCGTCGCTCCTCTTTCTCAACCTGTTCGATGAGATCCTTGATGGAGGTGGCGTCGTACGACTTTCGGAGAGCGTTCATTGGTGTGGTTCGGTGCGTCGTAGTGTGACGCCATCGACGATTCGGGCGCGTTCGTGTATCGTCACGTGAAAATGAAATTTCAGTTTTTTTCAGGCGGTAGTATTATATACATGTCCGCTCTCGCGACAGAAGAAAAACGTTTCAAGGAATTCATGAACAAGAACCCGACCAAGGCACAGATCATCGCGCGCATCAAGAAGATTGCGGCGGGTAAGAGTGCGAAATCCGCGATGAAATTACAAATCATGAAATCGGGTCTTCGAAACTACCCAAATGGTAACGGTAACATAAGAAAGACGCTGTCGAACAACATGATGACACAGTCCGCGTCGAAGAACGTCGCGAAGACGGCGAACGCACCGACTGACGCGAACAAGAACGCGGCGAAGCGCGCTAAAGTGCTTCTCACCAAGATGGTCAATGGCAAGCGCGTCAAGAAAACGCGCGAGGAACTGCTCAAGAACATCCAGAATGCGAAGAGCGCCCCCACGCCCAAGCCCAAGCCCAAGCCCAAGCCCGCGGCGAACACGCCGGTCACCAGAAACAATCGAGCGGCGATGTGGGCGAAATCGATCAATCGCGCGAATTACCCGTTCATCAACATGAACACATTCAACAATGTTCGAAAAGATTACGTGAACCAGCTCAATAGATACACGAACACGATTGCGCGCGCGAAGAGTCGCTTGAATAACCTGGAAAACAATCAGCGCGCACAAGAGGGTGTCATCAACGCATTGAAGGTCAACAACGCGATCGTGAAAAAGAGCCGTAACGAAATCGTGAACGAGTTGAACAGACTCGAGAAGAAACGGCTGGCTTCGATGAAACCAAACGGATCCTCCAACCTCATCAGTGCGTACAAGAACGCGAAGAAGCAATACGACAACGTGAAGGACAAGGACGCCCTTCTCGTGAGAACGATCAACGCCCCGTACACGTCCAAGACCCTCACGAACGCCGAACTCAAGTATTACATCAAGGAGTACAAGACCGCCGTGGCGAACTACACGACGAAACTGACGCGCGCCGAAAAGAAATATTTTTCGGGTGTTGAC